AACGCAGACCCAAAAGTTACGCCGTCGGAAGTCTCAGCCGAATAGTTGTAGAGCTTGCAATAGCCACAAAGATTCCCATGAGCGAATGGACGACGGCGGAGCAGATTCTTACGGCCTTTGAGATATTGGAGCAGCAACATGGCGGATGACTTTCAAGTTGCTTATGACAAATCCGACTTGCGTCGTGTTACTGCCGCGTTTAAAGCAATGGATGCAGAAGCTGTTGCTCAAGCCAAAGTCGTCAGCGGCGGCTTAGCCACTTACGTCCAAGGCAAGATTGTTCAAGCTGCTGGTCGTCGGCCAAATGATGCTGCGAACAGAATTGCATCTGGCTCACGTGTCTCCAAATCTTCAAAGATTGGAGAATTGTCATTTGGCTTTGTCAGTCAGAAATTCTCTGGCGGTGGCACAACTCAACAGCTTTGGGGCGGTTACGAATTTGGGTCTAACAAGTTTAAGCAATTTCCAATTTGGTCTGGTAGTCAAGGCCGAGGTTCAAAAGGCTGGTTCATATATCCGACTCTGCGAGCCGAGCAGCCAAATATCATTGCCAAGTGGGAAAATGCTTTCACTGAGATATTGAAGGAGTGGTAATGGCCGGACAAAGTAGAACGCTCAAGCTCTCGATTCTGGCTGATGTAGATCAACTCAAGAAGTCGCTGAATGTAGCCAATAACGACGTCCAAAGCTCAAGCTCTAAGATTTCAGACTTTGGTAAGAAAGCAGGTTTAGCATTTGCGGCCGCTGGAGTTGCTGCTGCTGCCTATGCGGGCAAGCTGCTCATTGATGGCGTTAAATCAGCCATTGCCGATGAAGCTGCTCAAGCTAAGCTCGCCACGACTCTCAAGAACGTAACTGGCGCAACTGATGACCAAATTGCAGCTGTCGAAAAACAAATTCTTAAGACATCTTTATTGACCGGAAAAACCGATGATGAGTTGAGGCCATCATTTGATCGGTTGCTTCGAAGCACAAAAGATGTGACCAAGGCTCAAGAGCTGCAATCAATTGCGCTTGATATTGCGGCCGGTAGTGGCAAAAGTTTAGAGGCCGTATCAAATGCGCTTGCAAAGAGTGCCGAAGGGCAGAACACAGCTCTGGGCAAATTAGGCGTGGGCATCAGTGCGGCAGAACTGAAAACTATGTCATTTGAACAAATCACAGCCAAGCTCAGTGAGACATTTAAGAATCAGGCATCAGAGCAAGCCGACACATTTGCGGGCAAGATGGCTCGTCTTAATGTGGCATTTGATGAAGGCAAAGAGACAGTCGGTTCATTCGTACTCGATGCAATCACACCCATGGTCAATACTTTCGTCAAGGATGTCGTGCCAGCCATTCAGAAATTTGCAGATGAAATCGGGCCAAAGTTGCAGCCAGTAATCAAATTCCTTGGAAGTTATATTCAAGAAGTATTGCTCCCAGCTTTCAAAGGCATTTGGGGATTCATCAATGATTTCTTGGTTCCAATATTTATGTCAATTCTTACGCCAGCCATTAATGGATTGCGTAGTGCATTTGAGAAGGTTCAAAAGGCCATCAGCGATAACTCCGAAGAACTGAAGCCATTGCTAAGTTTCATGAAAGCAGTGGGAGAATTTGCCAGAGATACTTTGGCTCCAATTATCGGTGGCACTCTTAAAGCCGCATTTAACGTCTTAGGCACAATCTTGTCAGTAACAATTTCAGGATTTGCAAAGATGGCTTCGGCGGTTCAATTTGTCATTGATAAAGTCAAAGCATTTATCAAGCTCATGACTGACAATCCAGTCACTCGATTCTTTGGTGGTGGAGATAACTCCAAAGGCTTGAAAGCCGGTGGAGCAGAATTTGACCCAAATATCGGCGGCGACTTTGGCGGCACTGGCGTCGGCGGTGGATTTGATACTGGTGGAAGCATGGGCGGCAGTGATCCGCGCACATTTACCGGCGCACCATTGGGCGCATATTCACCAGCTATGCAAGCTGCAATCCTAAGACGCGAACAAGTCAAAGCTGATACTGAACGCTTACGCAATGCCAGAGAAGCAGCGGCAGCGGCTCGCTTGGGGGTCACTGGCGGGCTTTCAACAGCAGAACGCATCAATATCACAGTCAATGGCGCAATCGATGCAGAGGGTACAGCTCGCACAATTGTCGAGACTCTCAATGATTCATACTTCCGCGGTACAGGCGGCGCATCCAACTTGCAGGCAATATGAGCGTCTTTAATCCAGTATGGAAAGTCATTATTGGCGGCGTTGAATATCAGACTGCCATCTTGTCTAATCTGACCATTACATCTGGACGAACTAATATCTATGAGCAGGCTCAAGCCGGTTACACAAACATTGAACTTATTAATTTGGATCAATCAAATGTAATTATTGGAATTAATGATTCATTGACCATCGAATTACAGGATTCAACAGCTACATTCATCCCAATCTTTGGGGGTTCAATTGTCGATGTGGCCATCTCAGTGGCCGAATTGGGAAATGTGGCTTATGCCCAGCGGGTCAAGATAATTGCCTTGGGTGCATTGGCTAGATTGCCAAAGGCTTTGACGGATGGCACTTTGGTTCAGGACTTTGACGGCGACCAGATTCTCCATATCTTGCAAGATTTACTGCTTAACAATTGGGGAGAAGTACCAGCTGCGCTCCAGTGGAATACTTATGACCCAACCGAGACTTGGGCAAATGCTCAAAATACCGGACTTGGTGAAATTGATACTCCAGGAAATTATGAGCTTGCACAGAGAGCATCCAGCCGAACAGATATTTATTCACTTGTTGCAGCTCTAGCAACTAGCGGCTTGGGCTATATCTACGAGAATGCTCAAGGCCAAATCTCTTACGCAGATTCGACGCATCGATCCATTTACTTGGCAACGAACGGATATGTCAATCTTTCGGCTAACGATGCTCAAGGCGCTGGGCTGACTATCCAGCAACGCGCCGGCGATGTGCGCAATACGATAACTCTGAAATATGGCACAAATTCAACGTCAGAAGTGGATGCAACCGATACGACATCAGTCGGCTTATATGGCCAACTCGCCCAGATATTTACGACCACAGTGAAACACATGGCTGATGCCCAAGATCAGGCAGATTTCTATTTAACACTCCGGGCTTATCCTCAATACAATTTCAATCAGATTACTTATCAGCTCACAAATCCAGAGATTGATGATGCTGACCGAGATTCATTGATTAACGTATTCATGGGAATGCCGCTGGCGATTGCCGATTTGCCGCTCAATATGTCCGCCGGAACCTATTTGGGATTTGTTGAAGGCTGGACGTTCCAAGCGGCTTACAACGAAGTTAGCGTTGCACTCAATCTCTCGCCGCTTTCATATTCATTGCAGGCAATGCAATGGCAAGATGTAAGTGTCGCTGAGGCTTGGAATACAATTTCTGGGATACTTGACTGGGAACACGCCCTAGTCGTGGCATAAGGAGAAAAGATGAGCAATCCAACAACCCCGTTCAGCTGGCAAATGCCAACGGCGACAGATTTAGTAACGGACTTACCGGCAGACTTTGAGGTCTTTGGTCAAGCTGTTGCCACTTCAATGGCTGATTTACTTGGTGGCACTACTGGGCAAGTGCTTGCCAAAAATTCAAACACCGACATGGACTTTGTGTGGGTTGCTCAAGACGATAGCAACGCCATTCAAAACACGATTGTGGATGCAAAAGGTGATCTCATCGCAGCAAGTGCAGCTGATACACCTGCCCGCCTTGCAGTGGGCGCAAACGGCGAAACTCTTGTTGCAGATTCATCAACTTCAACAGGCTTGCGCTATCAAACAGGTGTTAATAACAACGGCATAATTAACGGCGGTATGGATATTTGGCAACGCGGAACATCTTTTGCAATTCCATCATCTACTTACACATACACCGCAGACCGTTGGATTGGGCTTCGCTTCTCAACTGGTGCAACAGTTAGCCGACAAACTGCAAGCCTTGACGGTTTTCAATATTCAGCAAGAGTGGCAAGAGATAGCGGAAATACTGGAACAGGAATTATTTATCTTGGATACAATTTAGAAACTGCCGACTCATACAAATACGCAGGAAAGACAGTAACACTTTCGTTTTGGGCTAAGGCTGGAGCTAACTTTTCATCGGCTTCATCTGCGCTTGCAGTTATTTGGGCAAGCGGTACAGGCACAAATCAAAAGCAAATGGACGGCTTTACAGGTGCATCAACTCTTGTTAGCAGCAGCGTTACTTTGACTACATCTTGGCAGCGTTTTAGTTTTACGGCTGCCGTACCAAGTAACTCAACTCAGCAAGGTTTTCAGTTTAACTACACGCCCGTAGGTACTGCTGGTGCAGCAGACAACTTTGAAATTGTTGGTGTTCAGCAGGAGTTTGGGTCAGTAGCGACAAACTTCAAGCGTGCAGGTGGCGGAACAATCCAAGAAGAAACTAGCGCCTGCCAGCGTTATTATGTCCGTTTAGGTGCAAATAATGGTGGCACTACTGGCGCATATTCAACTTATGGAAATGGTTATTCAACAACTAGCACAGATGCGTCTATTAACATCACCTTGCCGACCACTATGCGAATTCCACCTACAGTTTGTGAATTTTCAAATGTTGCTATTCAGGACTTTAATACGGCAGTTATAGCAGTAAGTAATGTAACGATGAACTCTGCTTTCGTAAGCACTACAGTTGCAGTTGTTGCTGCTACAACAGTTGGCGCAACACAATTTAGAGGTTGCAAATTGTCTAATAATAACAACACAGCAGGCTATGTTGGATTTAGTGCGGAACTCTAGGAGATGACAATGGACAATGTAACTTTTGTAACAGACGAGCAAGGCGTGGAACACGCAATAATCGACCGAGGCAACGGGGAATACACCTCAATGCAAAAGACAACTTATGAGGCGCAGCAAGCGGCACTATCCACACCAATGGTGACGGATGCTCCAAAGTCATAACGGATGGCCAGCATCGAAAGATGCAGCTGAAATCCAAATCATCAGCGTTCCAATCGAGGGAACAAAGGTCAAGGTGCGATGTGCGAAAGCCGTTGCTCCATTGATTGCTGGATTCTGCAAAGAATTTCATGAGCTAATCGAACCCATTGATGAAGGCAAGCTCGATGATTGGGGTTATGCGTTCCGGATGGTACGAGGCTCAACTGACAATTTGAGCAATCACAGCTCTGGCACTGCCATCGATCTAAACGCCACGCAACATCCTCTGGGCAAATCTGGAACGTTCCCAGCTGAAAAGGTTGCAATGATTAGAGCTTTGGCTAAAAAGTACGGCCTCAAATGGGGTGGAGATTATCGAAACCGAAAAGATGAGATGCACTTCGAAATCGAATTGAGTGAAGCGAAAGTCGCGGCACTCATCGGGAGCTTGAACAAAGGAGACAACTAATGGATCAAGCAAAAGCAATGCTGGCATCATGGGCAAGAAGCTCAGTCGCCGGCGCGTTGGCCGTCTATATGACTGGCAATACCAATCCAAAGGATTTGGCCTTGGGCTTAGTGGCTGGACTTGTTCCGGTACTTGCTCGTTGGGCTAATCCGAATGATGTAACTTTCGGCAACAAGAAGTGAGCGTCGGCGAATGGACGGCGGTCGGTGGGCTTGTCATTGCTTTACTGACTGCCATCTATTCGTCAATGAGATTCATGGTGAAATCGATCATGCGAGAGCTTTCACCGAATGGGGGCAATTCGCTCAAAGACCAAGTGAGCAGAATTGAAATGCGACT